GCTTAATCACGCCAAGAAGCTCCTGTGCGATCGTGCTAATCGGCCCCGCAAGCTCGCCGAGGATCGAGCCAGCCAGGCCCTTCACCGTTGCCCACACGGCTGCAAACGAATCATTCATGTTGTCGATGGCCTTTACGGCGTCTTCGCTCACCACCTGCCCGAGCGAAACAGCCTGCTCACGCATCTGAGTCAGAGCCCCAGGGCCAAGCGTGAACAACTCGCCAAGCTCGATGCCGCCCTTGCCGAAGAACTTCACGGCCGTGGCGGCCCGCTCGGCTGGGTCAGCGATCCGAGAGATGGCATCAACCACCTGCTCAAATTGCTTCTCTGGCGATTGGGTCTTCAGTTCCTCAAACACGAGGCCGAGCGCCTCAAACTTCTTTTGTGCCTTCTCGTCAAGCGACGCTTGGCCGATGGCGATGGTCAACTTCTGCATCTGCTTGGCAAACGACTCGACGCTCACGCCCGTGTCGGCGGCGGCCCTGGCATATGCCTGCAACGCCTCAACGCCGACCCCCGTGCGATTGGCCACGTCGTTCAATGCGTCCAACTCTTCGCCAACGCTCAAGGCGAACTGCGTGACGCCGGTCGCTGCGCCGGTCACCGCACCGCTAAGACTCAGAAAGGCATTGGTGGCGGCCTGGATTCCGCCGAGGGCGAGCTTGCCAATCTCAATGTTCTTGAGCGTCCCGAGATCGGCAGACGCCTTCTTGCCAGCCTCGCCCATTGAGTCGAGCTTGGCGTTCACGTCGGCCACAGCCTGAGCCAGCTGGGCCGTGTTCGCGCTGATCTGCATCGCCAAGCCGAGTGCCGTACTCATCTCATTTTCCGTCCAAGTCTTGTTTCATCTGCGCGAGCACGTCGAGCATCTGCGTTTTGTGCTGCGGCGGGCTGTCTGTGGGAATGAAGTCTGCTGGCTTCGGCATGTGCCCTCGCCGCGAGTGAGGGGCCAACACCGCACTGGCCAGCACGCCGGTCTGAGCCCACGAGTTGTCGAGCGGCTGGAAGTAGCGAGCAAACGCCAGCCACTCGCTCAACTCCCTGCTATCCATTCGCTGCTCAAGTTCTCCGACCGTCATCCCAAGGTGACCGGCCAGCATGAACAAGAACCGCCGCGATGGTCTCGCGCTAAAGCTCCCCGGCTAGTTCAACTACGTCCGCCTCCGTGAGTTTGTTGTGGCGCTGTGCCACATCGAACAGTTCGCCCATCACCGCCCCGTCCAGGGTTGCCACTTCGTCGAGTTCGTTGTCTTGGAAGATTCGCACGCCATGCTCGTCGCAGAGCGTGCGAGCCAAGTAGAAGGCGCGGAAGTTGTGGAACTTCGCCACGCCCTTGCTGCGGATGTCGAGCCACGCCAGCTCCCAATCGTCGCGTTCGCCGACGCTGAGAACCCGCACATACACGTCAAGGTTCCATTCCTTAACGTGAACTTTCAGCGGCTTGCGGACGCTGGCGGCCTTGATCTGCTCTTTGAGTCCCATTGTTCAGTTGTCCAAAAGTTTGAACGTGACGGTGAACCGGGTCACGCCGTTCACCTCATTCGCCACACTCACTGACTCCCATACTGCGGGGTTTGTCAAGGCTTGGCCGCCGCCGGATATGGAAAGGTTCGCGCGGACGCCGTAGTTCGACGTTCCCGTGTTGGCACCGCCCAAGCACTCGACGCTGCACGTCCCGGCCTCGTCGGTCCAGGCGACGCTTCGCCCCTTTGACGGGCCGCCGCCATAGGTCCACGAAAGGCCGGTGACTTCCTGAAACGTGACGCCGTTCCACGTCACCGATACGCCGCTGCTGTAGCTCGCCACGGGGGCCTCCCTCTGTGGCTACGGCACCTGGAAGGAAGCGCTGCCTCGAACCGCGTCATTCACGGTGAGCGTCACGCTCGACGACTTGCAGGTGGCGGTCACGCTCAACGTGATCCCGCCAGTGATCGAAAGGGTGCCAGTTGCCCCCTGCGCAATCGGGGCACCGCTTGCCGCGAGATATTCGATGCTGACTTCCTTGCCGGTGTCGCCAGCGGAGCCCTTGAGCGGGCGACTCAGTGTTAGCACGGTGCTGCCGGTCGTCTGGCCGAGGTGCGAAACGTCGATCTGATCGGACGCGGCTTGGTCGCTGATGCTGTAGGTGATGCTGGTGACGGTGTAATTAGCACCGGCAAAGGTCAGCGTGGTGCCAGACGAATCGTGCGGCGTGTACGGCATTTTTTAACCCTCGCTCCACCAGCAGTCGTAGCGCTGTGTTACCTGATAGACCGGCGGGAGATCCGCTCCAGCCAGCTGCACAAAGTCGTCGGATTCGTCTTCCAGCGACGTTTGCTTGACTTCCGTATTGTCCGAAGTCCCCCCGTAGCCATCCAGAACGCGACGCATGGCGTCGGCCACCTGGCGAGCCTCCTCGTAGGTCACGCCGTAAATGCTGTACTCAACGCTCACGCGGGGCATTCCCATCGGCCTGCCAAGCGTCTGCTCTCGGTCGATGCCAGATCGCCGCCATGTGACGAACGGCAGGGCGGCGGATGCCGGGGCTAGCACTGGATAAATCCGCGAACCAAGCAGGGACGAGACGGCGGCATTACCGACAAGAGCGGTACGCAGGACGGCTTCTGGGGATTTGAGCGACATGGCTAAAAGGGCGTAGGCCCAACGTCCGAGTTGTTGCGTTTGACGGGGAAGTTTGCGGCAAGGTCTTTTTGGGCCTTGAGCAGTGCGTTTGTCATCTCAATTGCCAACTGCCCGCGCATCGTGCCAAGCGATTCTTGGTAAGCCGTCTTTACCGGCGGCCTGCCCTTCTTTCCACCAATTGGCATTTCTGGAATCCGCAGAAGCTGGCCTCGGGGTGCCTTCTTGAAAAACGCCTTGGGGTACTTTGGCGACGTGTTGACTCTGACAACACCAGCGAACTTGCCACGCTTTGCCACGCGGCCAATCTTGAAAGGGCCGATTGTCTTGAAGCTGGACGCAATCGAAGCGCCGCCACGCCGCGACGAGGTTTTGACTATGCGCTCTTTCGTCCCGAACTCCACGAAGCCAGCGTGAAAGGCGCGGTCCTTGCCCTTTTTCACTGAGCCACCGCGAGCCGACTTGGCCTTTCCGCTACCTGCTGCCGTAAAGCCAACAAGGCCCACGGCGTTTCCGCTGACGTATGTTTTGACTTTGCTGGTGACCGCTCGCGCCAGGTTGCCGGTTGGCCCTTTGCTGACGTTGCCACGAAGAGCCGTAAGCCCTGGCTTGAGGCTGCGGCGAATGGCTGCGCCCATGTGCTTGCGGGCGAGGTTCGGCCGGAGCTGGCGGAAAGCCTTCTGGAGTTCGCGGAGTTCTGGAAACTCCACCTTCACGTCAATCCCGCCCGCCATTACGTCACCTCTTCGCAGATCGCGACGTGTTCGGTTCGGTTGTCGTACTCAAGCAGGCTCACGATGTTCAGCGTGCGGGAACGCCACGCGAAGCGATCCCGCTGCGTCAGCCCAGGCAAGTAGCGGAGCCGCACCTTATGCGTGATCGTCGTATCTTGCTGGCCTGCCGCCAGGGCCTCGCGGGCGCTCACGCCCTCGACGCTCGCCCACACGGCAGATGAGTCGCTCCACGCCAAGACCGTCTCGCCTAGGGCATTGGTCGTGCCGCTGGCAATCTGGACGGTAACACGCTCGCGGAGCTTGCCGGGCTCGATCATCGGTAGGTGCCCCACTTCATGGAATCAAGCAGGCTGCTCACGCCGAAGGGCACGTCCTGCGGGACTGCCCCGGTGGAGACGGTCGCGCCACGGGTTTCGTACCAGTGGCTCACGAGCATCAGGATGGCGTGGCGGATCGCGGCGGGCACGTCGGTCCCGCTGGCCCCGTATCCAGCCCACCACGTCACGGCATGCGCCCCGGCGTCGATCCGGTGCGGCGGCCATGTGCCCGCATAGATGGGCAGCACGGTGCCCGGCGTCGATTGGCGATCTACGCGGAACTGCTCCACGGCATAGGTGCCGGTCGTGCCGCCGTCTGCCGTGAACGTGAGCGACACAGCCGTGGCCGTGCCAGCGACGGCCATCGGCGGGCGGGGTAGTTCCATCGCCTCGATGCCCGACGTGGGGAATCGGTCGAACCTCATCACCCACTGCGTGTAGACCAGCGTGCGGTCTAGGTACTGCTCGCACCACTCGCGGGCC